ATAATAGTATGAAAAATTATGGTAGAATGTTAAGAGTAGAATCTTACTTTAACAAAGAACCGCAAAAGTGGGCTCCTTTAGCTCAAATATTATCCAATAATTCTAATTTAGAATCTTTCTTTTGAGAAAAATATGAGAAAAATTATAGCAGTTGGTGGTGTTCCTGGAACTGGTAAAACATCGTTGTTTAGAGAATTTATTTCTAAACATACTTGGGAACTAGTTGAACCAGTAAAGTTATTACCATCTATGTACAATAAAGAATTAGATTTATACATTCTTGGTAAGTATGAAGAGGGCGAAGTATTCGCAGGAACTGATAGGTTGAGTATGGCAGTTCAACCTAATGCTCAAGAGTTTATTAAGGAAACTACATCTAATGTATTGTTTGAAGGAGATAGAATATTCAATCAATCGTTTTTGGAATTTGCTTCTAGTTTACCAGTAGAACTAAAAATTTTATATTTAAAAGTTCCCCAAGTTATGTTGGAACAAAGATATATAGATAGGGGTTCGGAACAATCAGAGAAATTTCTAAAAGGTAGAGTCACAAAATACAATAACATTTTATCTAATATGGATTTAATGGAATATATAATAGAGTTCAATAATACCACATTAGAAGAACAAGCAGTTGTTTTAAAATATATGGATACTTTGTTTAATAAATAGTATATAATATACTCTTTAAGAACAACTATCCCATTATGTTAGCATTCAAATCTTATTTAAAATTAGAAGAATCCACTGAATATCATATAGGTCAAGGTGGGTTCTCTAAAATATTAAAAACTAAACCAGAATTAAAACCATTATTTGATATATTGGAATTGGATGCTACAAAACTTCATTTTAAACTAGAAGGTGGATTAGTAAAGGATGTTATCACATTCAAAGTTATTACTAACAAAAACTTCAACATAATTCAACAAATATACAATACTATTGCTCATCTTGTAACTGATACTAACACAAAACATGGTCAACAAATAAGTTTTAAATTTGGCGATACTAAAATTATTCTGTATAGTTCTGGCGGAAGGTTACAAAACGTATACGATGCAAGTGGTATTAATTTAAAACAAACCGCACCTAATACTTCACAACAAGAAAGTGCCTTAGTTTTTGCGCTTAATCAACATAGTTACCCATCACAAGAAGAAATTGATTCGGCTGTTAGTTTTTCTTTTGATTCTAAATGGCATTCAAGTTTTGTTAAATCATATAATCTGATAATCAATAATTTAGGAATAGGTTCATATCATTACTATAGAGATTTTGATAAAAAGAAACCAGCATTTTTAAACAAAATGACCAGTCCTAAATATTTACCTGATTCTAAAGATAATTGGAATCCTTCAGATATTTGGGCAGTACAAATCCATAGTGCTGATATTGTATCATCTAGAATAATGGATGTGCTTCATAAGTTTGATAATAAACAAGCCACAATTTATGATTTAAATCTTGAATTAGAAAAACTATTTGAAGAAAGATTGTTAATTGGTGTATCAATCAAAAAGATTGAATATGGTAATGGTTCATTAAAAACGGTAAAGGTTACACCTGAATATACCGAATCAGTTAAGTTTGAATCTGTTATTTCTGGTGCTAAATTCAATTACAACCCAGCATTATCTTATATTGACTTAAACTGTTTATATAATATACTTGGTGATGATCTAAAATATCAATTTAGAATTGCTCCTAGAGCATCTTCTGGTGATTTGAATATGTATATGCAAGGAGCTGTATACCCACAAAAAAGTAATTGGGATGGATCTGTTTCTAAGGTATTACTAAATAATAAAACTGAAAATAAAATAATGAAGTTCAAACTTGAAGTAGATACAAATGTTTATGGTACTTCATTAGAACAAGCATTTAGATTTATCAAAGATACTAATTTTATTTCATGGGTAAAAGATAATAGATCTCAGTTTATTTCAATATCAGAAATTGATAAAACTCTTACCGAGTATGAGGTTAAACGAGCATTATGCCTATTACATTTTGTATATGAAATAGAGCAATTGGATTTAGGAACTACTTTCAAATCATTATTTCTTTCATCAACTAAGATGAACGACTTTTCATCAATTCACTATAAAGTTTCTTAAAATGATTACATTCAAAGAATTTATTACAGAAGGAGGTAACGTCTTTAGGGATAAAACTGCCTCTATTAAATTAGAACATATTGCTCCTACACTTGAAGCATATTTCAAAGAACTTAAACATATCTTTCCAAAGAAAGCAAGTATCTTTAATCTAAATCATTTTAAACCTCTAGGTTCAGTTGGCAAAAAGCCTATGTCAGGGGATATAGACTTGGGTATTGATTCAAAGAGTTTGCTTGATCATACTATGTCCGACAAATCAATGTCTGATTGGGGCATTGATCCTAAAGCAGTTCATATTGAATTTGCAAAGTTAGAAAAGAGAGCAAAGTCTGCTTCGCCTGAAATGTTATTAATGAAAGCATTTCTTAAAGAACTAACATTGTATATCAATTCACATGCTCCATCATTATATTGTGACGAAAAGAAAGTTACAAACGGTAACATCTTTGGGTTATATCCACAAGTAAACGAAAAAGGTGAAGATGTAGGTATAGGTGTTCAAATCGATTGGATGATTGGTGACCTTGAATGGTTAACATTCTCTTACCATTCTGCTGCATATCCTGCCAATTCTAATGTAAAAGGATTACATAGAACTCAATTAATGCTGTCTGCATTCCAAGTAGCAAATTATTCATTTAATCATGTAACTGGTGTTAAGGACAAGGATACTGGAGTTATTATTGCTCATAATCCAGAAGATGCTTTATCAGTATTGGGTAAAAAGTTAGGTGTTAAGATTACAAGATCTGATGCTGAAGATTATTATAAACTACATAAGTTATTAAAAGCAAAACTTAAGCCAAAGGACTATTCTAGTATGATTGATATATACTTAAAGATACTTGACTCAACAAGAGCAGATATACCAGATGATCTTCAAGTAGAATGGAAGAAACGTAAAGCAAAATTAGGTTTAACTGGAAAGTTCTTGCCTGATAACTCAGCACTGAAAGGATTATAAGATGAGCGGAAGCACTGGAGCGGATAGAATCCAAAGTAGAGAACACTTCAAAAAGTTTCTTGCTTCTTATGAAAAGGTAGTTAAACAATTCCCTGGGTTTGTTTCTATTGAACCTTCTGGTTCTTATAACTCTAATCTAAGTAAACAAGACTTTGGAGATATAGACCTTATAACTCACATTAAGTCTGACCAAGATAAAACTATTGTTAAGAAAGAGTTAGCTGCACATCTTGCTAAACTTCCTGATTCGGTTATAGTTCCATTTAAGTCTGAAAAATATAAAGGCAAGAAGTTCCTTAATACAGGTGAAATAGTAACTATCAGGTATCACGATGAAGAGTTAGGATACTCAGTCCAAATAGATAATATTATAGCACTTGATAAAACAGAAGCGGATTTCAAAAAGAAATTCCTAGACTTTGCTGCAGAGAAACAAGGGTTAATTCTTGGTCTTGTTAAAGTCGCTACGATTGAACAACCATTGAAACCTCTGTTTGCTAAGTTAGGTATCAAAGCACCTACTGAGTTACCAAAGGATGAAGAGTATGAATTTAACCTTTCAAGTATAGAACTTCAATTACGTCATGCTGTATATGAACCAGATTCATTTAAACAAAAAAGTCGTACAGTTGTTTGGAAAAGTAGAAACTTTGAAGATATCAAGAAGATTTTAAACAAGTATAATTTAGATGTTGACTTTGATACATTATTGAAACAAGTTAAAAAGAATATTAAGAATCCAAGAAGTAAGAATAGAATTAAAGGTGTATTCAGTTCAATGATAACTGTAAAATCTGGAGAGATTGGTACTCCAAAGGGCGAAGATAAAGTTAAGGCACTTCATAAGATTAATGCTGTATTAGGTGAATCTCTGATATCATTTAAGACATATATTGGAATAAATGATGAGTGAATTTAACGATTTCTTCAAACTAATTGCTGAGGGTAAGCAGGATTATAAAGAAAATGATCCAGTGGGCAAACGATTAGAAGAGGTCAAACATAATATTAAAGGCGACTTATCTTTATTGTTTGGCCAAATAGGTGAAGCAAAGGTAAACGATCCTGTTAATAAAAGAATAGAAACAGTCAAAGAACACGTTAAGACCGATCTAAATTCTTTATTTGCTCAATTATCTGAAATTGTATCTAATCAAGAACCTGCTGAAGCAGAACAAGTTGAAACAATACTTGACGAAATAATAGAAGAATTACCAATAGTTGAAGATTCTCCTATTCCACCAAAAACCGAACAAGACTCAATTAAAGCATATGCTGATTACTTTAAAGATGCCTCTTTTCAGCAACCTGACGTACCTATAATTGACCCAACTATAAAAGCAGTACAAGATAAGTTAAAGTTCCTTGAACAATGGATGGGTAAGATATCTGCTACAGGTCCAGGTGGAGGTGAAGTAAATCTAAGATGGTTAGATGATGTCTATAGACCGTCGATATCAGATGGTAGATTTTTACGATATAATGATACTTTAAAGAAATTTGAGTTTGCCGAAGTAAATCCGCATGATATTGTATATACTACAATTTTAATAACAACTCCTACTTATACTGTATCTGATGAAGATTATTATATGGGAGTAAATTACGCAGGTCCTGTTACTATTACATTGCCAATTACTCCAAGTTCAGGTAGAATGCTTATAATTAAAGATGAATCTGGTAATGCTTCATCAAATCCTATTACTGTTCTTGGTACTGTAGATAATGATACAGGTGGATTTATAATACAATTAGATAACGGTGCAATACAAATGATTTATAGAAATGGTTGGAGAATAGTGTGACATATCTTTTTACAAATAACCAAGAAATTAAAAATGATGAAGGAAATCCAATTCCCGTATCATTTCCAACAGGATTATCTGATGCATTTGGTAGACAGAGAGTTTCAGAACCATTTACTATAGGCGATTATAAACATTTATATGGCATAGATTCTAATTTTATTGATTATTATGGTAATGGTGCTACGATTACATTTGTAAAAAATAAAGCATGTTGTACTATGACAACTACTAGTAATCCAGCAAGTTTTATTGTTCATCAGACAAAATTTTATCATCATTATATGCCTGGAAAATCACAGGTAATAATGAGTAGTATTAATTTTGGCGCTGCCACTACAAATGTTACAAAAAGAACTGGGTATTTTGATGATAATGATGGTATCTATTTTGAGCAAGCAGGTGATGGTACATTATCTTGGGTAATAAGAAGTTTTGTTACAGGCATTGCTACAGAAGTTAGAAAAACTCAATCACAATGGAATATTGATACTGTTTCATGGATAGATATCACAAAAACCCAGTTAGCTATTATTGATTTTCAGTGGTTAGGTGTTGGTAGAGTTAGAGTTGGATTTGCTCATAATGGCAATATTACATATGTTCACGAGTTTTTACATAGTAATAATCTACCCACAGTATATATGAGTAACCCTAATCTTCCTGTTCGATGCGAGATTAGAAATACAGGAGCAACAACAGGTGGTTCTATGGATCAGATTTGCTCAACTGTATTCAGTGAAGGCGGTTATGTTGAAGCTGGGCAAGATTGGTCAGTATCTTCGCCTACACTAACTGTTCTTGATGCTGGAACAACATTACCAATTATAGCAATTAGATTAAAAAATAGTTATAAAACATATTCTAATCGTATGATTGTTAGAATGGGTAATGTAAAGATGTTCAGTGATGGGGAAAATATTAAATGGAGATTATTAAAACTACCAGCACAATCATACTTGACAGGTACTACTTGGGTTGATGTTAATGATGATTCTGGTGTTCAGTATAATAATACTTGTACTGCTTGGACAGATGGTCAAGAATTAGATAATGGTTGGGTAGGAGCTTCAACACAAGGTAGTCAAAAAGCTGGTGGATCACCCGCAAGTAATTTGCCTTCATCTGCAAAGAAAAATTATATTGTTCAAAACTATGCAAGCACAGATTCTGAAATATATCTAATTGTAGCAACAAATTTAGGCGCCCAATCAACTAATGTTGGTGCTGGAGTTCAATGGCGTGAAATTTACTAAAATTTAAAAAGTATAAATACTATACAGTTTATTTTTATAGATGGAAACAAATGAAACAGTATAGACAATTCCTTAAGGAAATGCCTGCTAAAACAATAGTATTTGCTTTTGGAAGGTTTCAATGCCCTACTACAGGTCACGAACTATTAGTTAAAGCGGTTAAGAAATTAGCATCTTCTAATAGTGCTGACTATATCATATATGCCTCAAGAACTCAAGATAAAAAGAAGAATCCTCTTCCAGTAGATAAGAAGG